GAAGGCGGATTCGCTCCGGCCACAACGGTGCACCACATACTCCACTTGGAGAACAGGCCGGACCTGGCGCTTGATGATGATAATCTCTTGAGTGTGTGCGCTGCGTGCCACAACAGAGAGCATCCGGAGCGGTTCATTCACCGGATTGTGCAGCGCAAGAGAAACGAGTTGGCTGAGAGGTTCCCGGAGCGGTGGTGATGCCCCCCGGGTCAGAAAAATCGATTTGCAAGCGGCCTTGGGGACCGGCGGGGGGTAACTGCCAAAACAGATTTTTCAGCTTTTCGCACGAGGCGGGGTGGCTTTAGAGCAATTTGCTAAGTTTTAGGGGGTGAGGTGGTGTGGCCAAGACGAAAAAAGATCAGATTCGAGAGCAAATTAGGCAGGATTTGATTGACCAGTTGGAGCGGCAAGGAGTGTATGGGCGGCATTACCTTGACCTCGTCGACGACTACATGGCCTTGTGGGACGTAAAGAACGCTCTGATTAAAGACATCAAAGAGCGCGGAGTGACTACGAAGTATCAGAACGGAGCCAATCAGTGGGGCTACAAGAAGAACGACAGCGTGAGCGAACTGGTCAAGGTCAACGCTCAGATGTTGAAGATACTCAGTGAGCTTGGATTGAAGGCTACTGATGTCTCGGCTATCGATGATGATGGCGATGAGATGTAAGGAGTGATTGTGATGATGGTCCGGTCGAACCCGAAGCCCATGGTTAAGGGTACCGGCATGATTATCCGGCAGGACCCGGAAATGCTGCTGGTCAACCGGCCGCTGGGCAGGCCGAAGCAGGACAAGCGCAAGGACAATAAATAGCAAACAGATGCGATGGTGGCGGAGGTGGTGGTGATGTAGATGTGGGGTGACATCAGCAAGAGCTATATCTTTGATTACCTGGACCAGATAGAGAAGGGCAAAATCCCGGCGTGTAAGGAACTTAAACAGGCTGTATCCTACATCAAGGACAAACTGTCCGAGCCGGGAGTATATCACGATGAAGCTAAAACGGGAAAAGCGGTCGAGTTAATCGAGCGCTATTTTGATATAAAGCTGGTCCCTTGGGAACTGCTTGTGGTCGCTCTGGTCCACTGCTATTATCCGGATGATACTGTGGTTTTTGACACCTTCTTCATCTTGGTTGGCCGGGGAAACGGCAAGAATAAGTTTATTGCTGGGTTGACGTGGTATTTGACCACTCATTATCACGGTATTAAAGGATACAACGTTGACATCATTGCCAACTCGCAAGAGCAGGCAAAGACCAGCTTCGATGATGTGTATGAAGTACTGGAAAGCAGCTGGAGCAAATCAAAGAAATTCTTTTACAAGACCAAAGAAATTATCCAAAACATCAAAACCAAATCATACATCAAGTACAACACTTCGAATTCCAGGACTAAGGACGGCAAGCGCTCGGCCTGTTTGGTGTTTGACGAGGTACACGAGTATGAGGACTGGGATTTAATCAATGTGTTCCGCAGCGGCTTTGGGAAGAGGGAACACTCCCGGATTTTTTATATCACGACAAACGGCTATGTCCGTGGTGGTGTGCTAGACCAACTTCTAGACCTCTCCGAAAAGGTGCTGTCTGGTGAGATAACCAACCTGCGTTTCCTCCCTCTCATCTACAAGATTGACGAAGAGGAGGAACGGGATAATCCGGAGATGTGGGTCAAAGCGAATCCTTCGCTACCGTATTTCCCAACATTGAAGTTCCAAATGGAGCAGGATTACGAACTTTCCAAGCATCAACCCAGCATGGCGAGTGAGTTTATGACCAAGCGCATGAACCTGCCGGCGGTTGATAGTTACACTGTCGTCGCTCCTTGGGAGAAGATCATGGCTACCGATCAGCCTATCCCGTGGAAGGAGCTTGAGGGGCAGCCGTGCATCGGAGCTTTTGACTATGCGCAGATTAACGACTTCGCTTCCTGCGGTCTGCTCTTTAAGTACAAAGGCAAGCGTTACTGGGTAGAGCACACCTTTGTGTGCCACCTGGCGCTCAAGATGGAGAGTAGGAAAATCAATTTTCCAGTAGAGGAGATGGCGCAGCAGGGCCTGATCACGATAGTCTACGGCGACATCATCACACCGGAGCATATTGCGAACTGGTTCATCGAGCAGGCCCGGAAGTACCATATCATCGATATTGTGGCGGACAGATACCGGGCCGAAGTTGTGCGCGACGCGTTTACTAAGGCTGGATTACCTTTGAGCATCATTCCTAGTGGCCCTATAACACACGCCAAGATAGCGCCCTTGATTACCACGATGTTCGCTGAAGAAACGATTGTCTTTGGGGATAACCCAACCATGCGCTGGTATGTCAACAACACCTGTGTGGTGCTTGACCCCAAAGGGAATACCACTTACCACAAGATCGAGCCCAGAACCCGTAAGACAGACGGGTTCTTTGCTTTGATACATGCTTTGTCCAAAGACAGCGAGCTCCAAGACCCGGGAGATTTCAACATCTTGTCGTTCGGCGTTTACACGTACTAGAAGGGAGGGATTGCGGTATGGGCTTTTGGAAGTGGTTTTTTGATCAATTCGGGAAGGACGACAAGCTGGGCCTAAGTGCTGTAGTGGCTGGGCTTGCCACGGAGGTCTACTACAAAGAGTTGGCCGTTCAAGCCTGTGCTAACCTCATCGCTAAAACGATGGCCCGAGCCGAGTTTCGTACCTTCCTCAAGGGTCAAGAGGTCCGGGAAGACATGTACTACCTGCTTAATGTCGAACCCAATCCCAACCAGAGCGCCAGCGACTTCTGGCGAGACGCGGTGTACAGGATTGTCACAAGGAATGAGGCCCTAATTATTATGGCTGACAATTACCTGTATCTGGCCGATTCCTGGAACGTCGTTCCGGGCGTATTTGTTGAGAACCTCTACACCGAAATTAGATTAGGTGAACTGAGAGAACCACTCAAACGGCGGGAAAGTGAAGTGCTGCACCTGCGGATGCACAACGAAAGGGTGCAACAAGTCATTGAGGGCCTTTATAACTCTTACAGCAAGCTCATCGCTGCGGCTCAGAAGCGCTATCGCAGAAATAGCTCCAAGCGAGGGTTCTTGGAGCTGGGGACCAATTACCCACAAACTGAGAAGGCCCAGGCGGACCTTAAAGATTTGCTGGAGAACAGGTTCAAGACCTTTTTCCAGCACGAAGATGACGCTGTTCTTCCTTTGACAGGTGGGGCCAAGTGGCAGGAGCTGGAGACCACCGGTCCGACGGCCAGGGGGTCTGTTGAGGGCCGGGACATCCGGGAGTTCATCAACGATGTTTTCGATTTCACGGCTGTAGCTTTCCAAGTTCCGCCGCAGCTACTGAAAGGGAACGTGGCTGACACCCACGAGGCCATGAAGAACTTCCTGACGTTCTGCATCAACCCGCTGGCCGACATGATCGGCGATGAAATTAATCGCAAGATGTACGGAAAGAGGGATTTCAAGAAGCGCAGCTACGTCAAGGTGGACACTACGCACATCCGAGCGGTGGACATCAAAGACGTTGCCAATGCGTTGGATGTCCTCTTCCGCATCGGTGCTTATACCATCGATGACTGCCTGAAGTACTTGGGCATGGAGCCCATTGGCGGTGAGGTTGGCCAACAGAGGTTTGTCACTAAGAACTATCAGCCAATTGAGGATGTCATCGATGGCGGGGGAGGTGAGCAGGATTGAAGCCGCGGTGGTAGTCCAGGGACTTGAAAAAGGGGGTGAGCCGATGGGGAGGTACTGGCAGATTGAGAAGAAAGGTCAAGAGGCGGCCATCTACATCTACGGTGACATTGTGTCTGAGCCGTGGAAGTGGTATGAGTCCGATGTGACGTCTCATGAAATTGTCAAAGAGATCGAGGGTCTCGATGTAGATGTGATTAACTGCTACATCAACAGTTATGGCGGCGAGGTTGCCGAGGGACTGGCCATTTACAACGCATTGAAGCGGCACAAGGCTAAAGTCAGGACATACTGCGACGGCTTTGCTTGCTCCGCTGCCAGCGTGGTGTTCATGGCCGGCGATGAACGCATCATGTCTGCATCGTCCATGCTCATGATTCACAACGCTTGGATGTGGGCCGCGGGAGATGCAAATG